CAACGGCCATGCCTGACATGAATTATGCCGTTGTAGTAAATGCAATGTCGGCTGACAACACAGACGGAGTTAGGTTTCACGGCGGCTACCCAAGTTCGACGACCGAAGTAAATGTTTACGCCACGAATGATGAGAGAGACGGCGGTGATTTCCCTATGTGGAACGTAGTTATCTTTGGTTAGGAGTACGCTATGCCTCTGGTGAAGCTAGACATACCAGCCGGCGCGGTACGCAACGGCACAGAATACGAAACAGGCGGACGTTGGCGCGATATGTCACTCGTCCGCTTTTACAATGGCGTCCTCCAGCCAATCAACGGGTGGCGTAAACGCGTCGCTAATCAGCTTACTGGCATCCCGCGCGCAATGCATACGTGGCGCGAGAACGATGGCACCCGCTGGTTAGCCGTCGGCACGAACTCCAACTTGTACGCGTTTGAGGCGGGGAACACGCTCAGCGACATTACTCCAGCATCGCTAACAGCAGGCTCCGCGACGCAGACAGGCTCCGTCGGCTACGGCGTTGGCGCATACGGCGCTGATGAGTGGGGCGCGCCGCGTCCAGAAGCGTCCACAACTCTAACAACGCCAGCGGCTGCGTGGAGCTTGGATAACTGGGGCGAGTATCTCGTGGGCGTCTTATCTAGCGACGGACGCATTTTCGAGTGGGACTTGGCCTCCGGCACTGCGTCGGTGATTTCTAACGCGCCTGTCGGCGTTGACGGGGTCATCGTAACAGAGGAGCGCATCATCTTCGCGTTAGGCGCGCAGAACGATCCGCGTCGCATCGATTGGTGCGACCAAGAAGACAATACGACATGGACTGCGGCGGCAACAAACCAAGCCGGTAACCAAATACTGGCAACCAACGGCAAGATCGTCACCGGCTCAAAGGTGCGCGGCGGTACGCTGATCCTAACAGACATCGATGCACACTTGGCCACATACTTAGGACAGCCGTTCGTGTATCGCTTTGATCGCGTGGGCACAGGCTGCGGCGCTGCGTCGCAGGGCTGCGTCGTGCAAGTTGACGTAGGGGCAGTTTGGATGGGTCGAGACGGCTTCTGGGTTTACGACGGTGCCGTGCGTCCGTTGGAAAGCCCAATTGCTGACTACGTGTTCCGCAATCTTAACGAAAGCCAGATCACGCGCGTGACGGCGTTCAACAACTCCAAGTATGGCGAAGTGTGGTGGCTGTATCCAAGCGGAGACAGCAACGAGTGCAATCGCTACGCCGCATGGAGTTACCGCAACAATACGTGGACAATTGGGGAGCTAGATCGCACCGCAGGCACTGACGGAGGCATCTTTGGCCAGCCTATTATGGTAACAGCGGACGGCTACGTTTACGATCACGAGGTTGGCTGGAATTACGATGGCAGCGACCCATACGCCGAGACGGGGCCAATTGAAATTGGTCAGGGTGATAACTTGGCCGTGGTTACGCGCCTCATACCTGACGAGCGCAACTTAGGCGACGTCACGGCGACGTTCACGAGCCGCTTGTATCCGAATGCAGACGAAAGCACGCACGGGCCGTTTACGCTCACCGCTGAGACGGATGTTCGCTTTACTGGAAGGCAAGTGAAGCTGAAGGTGACGGGCGCCAAGAACAGCGACTGGCGTGTCGGCGATATGCGCGTTGACGTGAGGCAAGGGAGCAAGCGATGAAAAAGCTGCCAGTTGCCGGCCCAACGTATGACTACAAGCTGGAAAACATCCGCAACAGTATTATTGAGGAAGAGTTAGCGCTTACGCACCGCAAGCTAGAGAACATAGAGCTTGGCGACGGAGATGTCATATTCACAGACGACAGCGGCAATCAGAAGACAGTGCGAACGCTGCAAACGACAATTGATGACCCATCAACAGGATTAACTGCCACAGCGAGCGCCGTTTCTAGCTTAAGTACAGATGTCTCTACTCTTGATGGAGAGGTTACGTCTTTAGCTTCTAGCGTCACAACGCTGTCCACCACAGTGGGTAGCAACACGACAAGCATTAGTACGAACGCTAGTTCAATTAATGGAATTGAGGGCAAGTACGCTGTAAAGGTTAATAACAATGGCCACGTATCTGGTTTTGGCTTAATTAGTACTGCCAATAATGCGACACCTACTAGCACATTTACGGTGACAGCAGACGCCTTTAAGGTGGTTGATACGAGCGGCTCAGCAACGCCAGCGGCGCCATTTGAGGTTTATACGTCGTCACGTACTGTGGATGGAGTCACAGTTCCGGCAGGCGTTTACATGGAGAACGCCAATATTACGTCAGCGCAGATTAAAACTTTAAGCGTTGATCTGATCAATATTGATAACGTGACGCTAGACACTTCTGGCGGAAATCTAATCGTGAAGAACGGCGGGATTGATACAACTCAAGTTGCAGCCAATGCCTTATCAGCTAGTGCTTCAGCTTTTACTTCATCGGCAAGTGTAACAACGTCTGGCGGTAATGCCCTTACCACGTCTGTTTTAGCTTCATCTGGCGAACGCTTTTTAATTATTTGTAGGGTCGCTAGTATAACAACAACAACTACAAGCCATTATTTAGATCAAGCTATTGTTTACCTGAACAGTGCATCAACCGCATATGTTTATGACATTAATTCTGGTACTTCATCGAATACAAAAGGCGGTTTTACTGTCGCTGGCGTGATTACCGCTACTGGCAGCGGTAGTCTGCCGGTAGATTTTTACATGCGCGCGAGCGGAGGAACTATTACCTGCAACAATATATTCATCAACATAATTAGGCTGAAACGATGAAAAGTTATGTCATATATAACGCAAGCGGTGAAATTTTAAGAGCTGGTAAGAATGACAGCGACATATCTCAAAATAATCAAGGTGAGTTTGAGTTGGAGTGTGATTGGCCAGATGACCTTGAAAACTATATAGTGCAAAATGGCGTATTAACTCTTAAAAGCCAAAGCGAAATTGAAAGCATACAAGCGACAAAAGATACGCATAAGCTACGCTCAACGCGTGACCTTTTATTAACCGCTTGCGATTGGACGCAAGCCGTCGACAGTCCGCTCTCGGACGCCAAGAAAACGGAGTGGGCGACGTACCGCCAGCAGCTCCGCGATTTACCAGCAAACACGACCGATCCTGCCAACCCAATATGGCCTACGCCTCCGTCCTAGCCAAATGAGTAATAATGTTATACAATTCAGGCAAGCGCCAAAAGTGAGGGTGTTACCGGCCGTCCCAGAGTGCCTAGACGAGTTTCTGGATGACGCCATAAAGCTACTCACGCCGGCGATACGACGTCAGGAGCATAACGCTACCGTTGAGGACGTCATAGAAGACATACGAGGTGGAGGTGCAGTCTTGTGGTGCATCTACCTAGAGGACAAGTTGACCGCGGCGCTGACGACATGCGTTGTGAAACACCCTCGAAGGACTACCCTGAAAATTGAGTTTATGGGCGGCACGCAGATGGACGAGTGGATGAACGAAACGATCGCAACGCTCTCAGAGCTTGCAAAGCGCGCGGAGCTAGATGGCATCGAGGCGGATGGCCGCAAGGGATTTGACAAATATGTAGGCGCGTCGCCGTTTCGCGAAGTCTACAGACACTATGAGATGGAGTTGCTCTGATGGGTAGTAAGACTGAAACAAAAGAGATGCCAGAGTTCCAGAAGAAATTTCTGGAAGAGACGGTAATTCCGTTTGCACAAGACTTTTTAGGCACGCCATATGAGTCATATACGGGAGAACGTGTTGCCGGATTAACGCCACTACAGCAGCAGGCGATTTCTGGTTACGGTCAGCTCTCACTACCTAGTGAGCTTGCAACCGCATCTGGCATTGTGGAAGATGTCGCGACGATGACGCCAGAAGAGCTGTCAGCGCAGCGCGCGCAGTACGCGCAAGAGTACACCGACTTAATAATGGATCCGACGCGCGCACGCTTGCTTCGCGAGCAAGACATCGCCCGCTCAACTGAAGCTGGCCAGATGACACGAGCGCTTGGCGGCGCAGGATTTGGCTTATCGCGCCGCGGAGTTGCCGAGGGCGAGCGCGAGGCAGCGCGCGACGTTGCAGTGAGAGAGCTGGAGGCGCGCATCGCAGGCCAAGGGCTAGACTATGGCACGCAGCGCCTGATGTCAGACATCGGCTTGCGCACGGGCGCGGCGGGTCAACTTGCCGGATTTGGCATGACGGGGCTTGGTGCGCAAACAGACATCTTGGGTCGCCAATTAGCTGCTGGAGACGTTGGACGAACGCTAGAACAAGCGCGCTTGGATGTTCCTTATCAGGATTACCTCGCCAGAATGCAGTATCCGCTCACGCAGTTTGGCGTACTTACTGGCGCCGCTGGCGCTGTGCCCGCTGGGTATGGAACGACGACTGCGCGTGATCCAATGGGTACGTTTGGTAATATCCTTGGCGGTATTGGTGCAGTTGGTCAAGGTGGTGGATTAGGAGCGTTTTTCTCTGATGCGGCCCTAAAAAAGAACATAAAGAAGGTTGGCCAAATTAACGGAGTAAATCTTTACCGTTGGGACTGGAATGAAGAGGCCAAGTCTATCGGTGCGGATCAGTATCCATCTACTGGCGTAATCGCGCAAGAAATCGAAAAGAAATATCCAGAGCATGTCATCATTGATAAAACTGGATACCGACGCGTCAACTACAGTGGTCTATACTCTGATTTGGGAGGCATTTAAAATGATAATTGACCCAGAAACAGGACTTCCAATACTTCCTAAAAACACAACCATACTGCCTCCGGATGTGCCAGTAGAACAGCAAACAAATTTATTTCCAAATGGCCTTCCGACAGCGGATGACCCAGAGTTGACAGTTGACACTGGTGAGCCTTTAGTCGCGCCGATGGGAGTTCCATTAGCTGCCACTATGAACGCTAATGCAAAAGTACCGCCTGCGCTCAGTTCTCCTTTAAGTCAACCAATCCCGCAAGACCCGTTTGAGGGGCTATCTAAAGATCAGCGCAGAATGCTTGCATTTGCTGGATTGAGAGACGCAGGCGCGGCACTTCAAGGTAAACAAGGTTCAGCGGTAGCTAACACCTTATCAGCATTTCAAGAACGCGCCGACATGGAGCGCAAGCGTCAAGCAGCAGTAGCACGCCAAGAGGCTTTCAAGTCTATGCTGCCTAGCGCTGTCCCAATAGGCGCAGAAGGCGGAGACATGATTGCGCAGCTTGAAGCTCGCAAGCAGGCAATATTACAGCAGGCAATGTTATACCCCGAAATGGCGCCATCGCTAAAACTGTCGTTAGACGAAGTAAACGCGCAGATTGAGCGCCTACGTAAAGAAGAGTTTGCGAGCCAAGACACCGCGATGTCAGCGACGACAGTGTTGAATACAGTCAGCGACTTGTCTGAGGCCATTAAGCAAAACCCTAACATCACTGGCCCTATTGGCATGATACTTGGCGTTCTGCCATTTACAGAAGCTGGACAAGCAAGATTAACTGCTGAGACGTTGCGTGCAAACCTAGCGTTTGACGCACTGCGCAACATCAAGGCGGGTGGAGCCACTCTTGGCTC